TTTTTTTAAGTAAATAATATGAAAAAAGTGAAAATAAAAAAGGAAATATTTGGAGAAAATGCAATATTAATTGAAGCAATTTTGAACGGATTAATTGCACAGAATAGGAGAAAAGAAAATGATAATAGAAAGAAGAAAAAGTGATGGAGCAATAATAATATATGAAAGTATTGACAATCAATTAATAACAAAAACATATATTGGATACACAGAAAAGGAAAGTAAAAGACTATTTAACAGAGATAAGAAAAAAGGATGGAGGTAAGTAATGGGATTTGATATACATGGAATGAATCCAATAGTAAGAAAAGGAAAGAAACCACAAAAACCAAAAGGATTATATGAAGGAGAAAAAATAGATGACGATATAGTCAATAAATATTATGATGAACTCAACAAGTTTGAAGATGAAAATGTTGGTGTTTATTTCAGAAATAATGTTTGGTGGTGGCGTGGATTATGGGATTATGTTTATAAAGTATGTGATGATGTAATTTCAGAAGATGAATGGAATGAAGGCCACTCAAATAGTGGATTGAAAATTGATGAGGACAGAGCAAAGAAAATATCCAAAAGATTAAATCAATTCATTAAGGACGGAAGAACCGAAAGCTATGTAGACTTATGGGAGGCACGTAGAAAAATAGCAGAAGAGCACAATAAAGGCTTAAAAAAGGGCTCTAGTGATAAGAACTATAAGTGGATAGCTAGTTATCCATTGAGTATTGACAACATAAAACATTTTGCAGATTTTTGTGCAGATAGCGGAGGATTTCAAATATGCTAAAAACAGATGAAATATATGATTACTTAATTGAATATGGAATTGCAACAGAAAAAGAAGTCGGATTGGTGTGTGCAATCAATGGAACAAATGAGGATGCTTTGAACGCAATTTTATATGCAAGAACGGGATATAGAGACTTGGAACAAATAAAAGAAATGGAGGATTATTAATAATGAAAAAGATTGACATGGTGGATTATGCAGAAAAGTTATTCATGATGGACAGAAACAGAGAAATGGAGGACTTTGAAAAAGAAAAGGAAACAACAAAACATATACAATTTTTACAAGCAATGTTGAGTTATTTCTGTAACGTCAACGGACGTGAGTTAGCAAAAGATTTATTTGATGTACAAATAGATGATTGGAAGAAAGATGATGCAGGTGGATATCATAGTGATAACTTTCAAATTATGCAGAAAGATTTATATAGATTCTTAATTAAATGTGATGATATCAGACGTGCAAGAATAGTGAAACAAGTAATGAAAATCATGGAGGAAAAATGAATAAAACAATAGGACACGTAAAAACTACTTATAAGGTAACTGCGGGGGACATGGATTATGTTCTTGTTGGAGCTTTTGAGGGTGGTAGTAATTATTGGATTGAGAAAGTATCCGTTGTGGATAATGATTACAAAGGAGGCGAATATGCTTCAGATGTGATTGGGCTTGGTGGTGAGCTTTTAATCCACGTATCAGATGGAGATACAATAAAACTTACACAAGCAAAACTGCTCAATGGATTTCAGCTATATGTTGATGGTGGCGGTAAAAACTTTCCGTTTGACTTGACAAGTCCTGATGCAATAACCTACGATATGATACTGCAATATGCACTGTTTGGGGAGGTTATTTATGGATAACACACTTTATGAAATATTATTTATTAGTTCGTATATAGTTGAGATTATTGTCGCATACTATATCATTAAAGCACTTAAAGAATACATGAGGAGAATGTAATGGGAAAAATAAAAAATCACATACACGAATGGCTTGAGGCATATGGATATGACCTTGGCTATGACATGACAAATGCCCCCGAACTATCAGATTTGTGGTGGGTTGCAGATAGTAAAGTAGATTCAGAAACATATTGGAATGATAAATATAAGGAGAAAGATTAATGGAATATATTGAGGCTTTCTTTATAGGTATAGCAATATGTATGGTAATATCATCAATGACATCATAAGGAGAATATAATGAGTAAAATAATATACATACCAATTAGCGAACACGACATTGAATCATTTTGGGATTTAGTATACGAAAGAAGGGAACTTATTGATTGGACATTTCCAACAACAGAGGGAGATGAAGTCAATTTGAGATTTATAAAAGAAACAGAGGAGGAGGAATGAGCGATTTAGTAAAAGTAGATAAAGATGCAAAACTTGTTGAGTGGTTAGAGGAAAATTTTAGCTTACATGATGTTGATATGATTTTTAATACTTTAGATAAGTTTAGAAATTTTGACACAAAGCAAGGCGAGATAACATTTTTAGATTTTATAAATAAAAATAACGAGGAGGAAGAATGAAGAAAGTATTTGTTAAATACACCGCAGAAGTAGATGATTATGAGTTTGAAAGGCTATGTAGGAAAGCCAGGATTGGAAAGAGAGAGCTACATGCAATGTTAAGAGATGTAGCTACCACAGAAGGATTGATAGCTATAAGAAAAAAGATACAGGAGGCAAGATGAGTTCAGATTATGATGTGTTATTGCATAAACTGCAAGACAAGAATGATGAAGACAATAAAAATTTACTGTATGATTTCATTGATTACTTTGAGAAAGATGATTTCAATAGGCTTGATATGAAAATTATTGCAGATACATTTTTAAAAGAAAGGAGCATAGAAGAATGAATAATATATCAGGAGCATTGAACGATATAAAAAAGTATTACGACATCAAGGAAGTAAAAAATCTTGAGGTGAAGTTCGGTAAAACTACTATCATAAGATTTGCATCAGGAGATAAAAAGATTCTTGTTTATGTAGGATGCTATGATAGTGAAACAGACCTTGAGAATAATGGAGAAAGTAATGAGAATAGTAAATAATAACAAAGATAATAAATTATTACTTGTATGTGATATGATAGTTTTTATAATATTGTGCTATATGAGTATAGGAGATACACATGGAGAATAAAAACAAATCATATTTAGTCAGAGAGATTCCAGAAAGTCAATGGACACAGTTTAAGATTCGTTCATTGCAAGATGGATTCAGCACATACAACGAGGCTTTGTTGCATCTGATTGAGAAATATGCAGACAATCAACTTGTGGAGATGAGCGATTGATACCTGTAGATTTTGAAAAGCTATATGGAGACTTTATTGATGCCCAGAACGAAGAAAACAGGCAAGAGCGGTATGTAGGCAAGGAAAATTATTATCGTGCCTCTAGTAGCGGATTTTGTTCAAGAAAGATTTACTATGAATCTATTGAGCAAGCTCCGCAAACCGACATACCAAAGAAAGCAAACATGAGAATCATGAGGCTTGGAACAGTTATTCATGATGATTTGCAGAAGGCTCTTATATATTATAATAATATTAATAAAGAATCTATTAAGAATAAAGAAAAAGAAATTAAAAATAAACAAAAAGAAAAGTTCCATGTTGAGGGTAATATTGAAATACCAGAACTCAATGTAAGAGGACACTATGACGTAGTCCTTGAGGGAGAGAAAGTTTATTTATTTGATTTCAAAACTGCTAGTAGCTGGTCATACAAAATGAAGTTTGGTACAAAGAAAGAGTTTGACCCTTCGATAGCGTATGAACTACAACTAGGAACTTACGGATACGCAATCAAACAAAAGTTTGGTAGGCTTGACGGTATGTACTTAGTGTACTACAACAAAGATAACTCTCAGATGAATTACAAAGAAGTATCCACAGACTTTGTGCTAAGAGCATACAACTTTTGGTACAATATCGGACAAGAACACAAGATGGGATTACCAAGTTTTAGGAAAGGAGTTTCACCAGTAAAAGACTGGAACTGTAGCTACTGTGCCTATTACTCTCATTGTAAACCACCCGTCAAAAGGAGATAAAGAGTGATATCAAAAATATATGGCTCAAATAAAATTATGTTTCCAGTAGGTTACAGGAAAGGAAAGACCAGAAAGCAACTGGCTTTGATGATAGAGAAAAGGAAGCATAAAGAGTACAGAGACCTACAAAAACAGAAAAAGTTAATCAAAGAAATTAACGAAGAAAAAAACAGATGGAGAAAAAAGTAAATGAAACGAGAAACAGATAAAGAGATAAGCTTATTTGATAAGCTAAGTAAAGTAAACGTAAACGATAATAAGAAAAACAAGGGACAGTTCGCATACTTGAGCTGGTCCTGGGCAGTGAATGAGCTATTGAAAGTAGTTCCAGATGCAGAATGGGAGGTCCATGAATATCAGAATGAAGATGGACTTACTGTTCCGTACATGACTTCAGGAGCAGGTTCATTTGTAAAGGTAACCGTAAGATGTGATGGTATAGACAGAACACAAGTTCATCCTGTTACAGACAACCGCAACAATCCAATAGCACAACCTACGTGCAAAGATATAGGAAACTCAATCCAAAGATGCTTGGCAAAGGCCATTGCACTTCATGGGCTTGGGCTATACATCTATGCAGGTGAGGACCTACCAGAACCAGATGCACTCAATAGTGAACAAAGAACAAAGATAGGTGAGATTATTAAACAAGTTGGAGATAAATCTTTGGAGAACGATGTGTGGAAGAAGATTGATAATTTGGAAATTAATAATAACAACTATGAAGCATGTATAAGTAAAATAAAAACAATGATAAAGGAGAAAAAGTAATGGCAGGAATGACAGATGAACTGTTTGATAAAGCAGTAACAGAAAAGAGCTTTGCAATCCCTACGAGCAAAAGCACAAAAAAAGCTGACCCAAATAAACATCCACTAGTAAGTGGTGAGTATTTATGTCACATTGTGCAAGTAAACAGTAAGGTTGTTGATGTAAAGGGTGGAGAATACAAAGCTAGAGTATATGATTACTTTGTTGAGGTGGCTCCAGAAAATAAAGAAAACAGTTATGCTTATGTAAGATACTCAGATGATACTACGGTAAAGTGTGATGGTAGTTCTTATGTAGGATATAAGTTTAAAGGTTCAATATTTAAGTATCTTGAGCCAGGAGAGAACGACACGTTCAAGTCACGTAGTGATTTCAACAAATACTATTTATGGTTTTGTGAATCATGTGGCATTGAGTGTAAGACAGTGACTGCACAGATTGATGGTAATGATGTTGAAGTAAAAGAATTACCAGAGATAGATATGGAAGCCTTAGTTGGGACTCCAGTGCAGGCTGTTGTAGGTAAAGGCAAAACGTGGACAGATAGTGAGGGCAAAGAAAGAACTCCATGGGTTGTTAAGTACTGTAAGCAGTGGACTAATGGGACTAAAAAGGAGATGGCAGATGAAATCCCATTCTAAAATAAAGCCAATAAAATCAGTGCTAATGAAAGGAGCTTATCTTTTTGGCATGAAGCCAAAGAGCATAGCTAAAAATTTTAATGTGTCTTTAGCAAGCGTATATAGGCACGTTAAGTGATAATTGGGAGTATGTCATGTGGTTTTTAGATTCCTTTCACCACAAACAGCCAGGGCGTACTCCCAAAGAATTAGAGCCTTTGGAGAGACTTAGGAGATATGTTGAACTTAAATATGGTAAGATAGTTGTTCAAAAGAAGAAAATCGTCGAAAAGAAATCGTAAGCCTTTCCAAAGGCACTATAAAACATCTGGTCATGGACTAGAAGGTTTTGAAGTGTTTTTGATGCTTTGTTTGTTTGTTTTATTTTTATACATAATATGGAGGATGATGTGGTTAATAACAATTTGATAATAAAAGAGTTAGACTTTATTTATATCGTTAAGGGTAAAAAGTTTTTTACTGAAAAAGAAGCAAAAGAATATTTAGAATATAGAAAAAACAAGGAGAAAGAATGAAAAAAATAATAATGATGATTGCCTTTGTATGCGTCAGCTTTGCACAGATAATGAAGATACAAACAAATTACGGTGATTCTACTTATGTTGTTGAATATTACATGAATGGAGAGATAAAAATATCTGGATACAAAGTCAATAACTTCAAGCATGGTGACTGGCTATACTACAGAGAAAACGGAAAGATTGATAAAATCGTCAGATACAGTAACGGAAAGAAAGTAAAAACTTTAGGAGGCAAGTAATGGGAAGAGCTATAGAGGTAGACAATAGATTGGATAAGGTTGAAGCAGATATAAGACAAATACTTAATATGCTCAATCAATTAAGTCAAGTAAACTCGACAAAGGAGAACATAGATATTCATGAAGCAACCAAAGAAAAAGCCAACACTAAAACAAGTGGAAAGCGTAGTGTCAAATCTGATAATGGAAAACAGAAGAAGTCAGCTGGAGATACTAAGAACACAGAAAGTGCTTGATTCTTATATCGAGTATAATAAAGACAAAGAAAAGTTCACGAAATATATGGAGGAACTACATGGAAAGTCAGATAAAAAAAATAATAAAAGCGGTTCTGGAAAAAAATAATTGGGGGATTTATTTTAAAGGAGAGCCACTTACAGTGATGCCTGTAAACGGAGGGCCTAATGTTTACAAGGTAAGTGACGTGCGGTTTGATGAATTAGAGGGGGCAATATCGGAGCAAATACAAGACATAGTGAGGTCAATAAATACACAAGAGGAGTCCGAATGCCAGGAGAATCAAATGAGAGAAAGTTCAAAAGAACAATAATCAATAGCACTAGCCTAGAATACGTACAAAGAATGATACGTTTTTATGAAGACATGCTTAACGATTATGTAGAAAGAGAAGGTGAGGAAACAGAAAATAAAGTGGTAATTACAAAGAAGATGTTGCTCAAGATTGAAGAACGACTATCTGATTTTGAGGCCATGGAAAATAATATAATAAGAGCTTTTAAGGAATACAGTATAAAAGCTTAACAGAACGAGCAGATACTAAATGTCTGCTTACGGAAAGGAGTTAATATGAGTAACGTAGTACCATCTGACACTAAGTTGGAAAACAGTGTCCTTGGGTGTATTGTCTTATACCCAAAATTATTAAATGTAGCTAGAAACTACATAACCACTGATGATGTTTTTTATCAGTCAAAAGCAAAATCATTGTGGTCATTATTAAAATCGATGCAACAGAAGAAAGAGTTCATTGATTTAACGACAGTAGGAGCATCACTCAAAGATGAAAATACTTTGGTTGGCTGCACAAATATGTATGTGGTTGACTGTACAATGGCCGCAGGTACAGAGATATCATTTGAAATGTATCTCAAAAAACTGTACGAAAAGTATCTAATGCGTAGAGTGGTAGAGGAAACATCAAAGATACAACAAGATGCTATGGGCGGAGGTGATGGAGCGTATGACTGTATTGTAAGTGCTCATACATTATTCTCTGAGCTTATAGAGTTAAACCCTGCAAAAGAAAAAGAAACCATTGATGATTTATTGCTTGATGCGGTTCAAGACATACAAAACAAAGATATCAATCTAATCAAAACAGGATACAATGCTATTGATAAGTTTGCAGGTGGACTGACACGTGGTGAGATTACTATCATTGGTGGCAGGCCTGGACATGGTAAAACAACTATGATGGTTAACATGCTAGCTAGTCTTATCAGTAATGGCTCTAAAGTAGTCTTATTTAATCGAGAATTGCCTAATATCGAGGTTATTAAGAAACTTATATGTTTAGAGTCACAAAAGCTATCATACTCTCTTATACGTCAAGGAATACATAATGAAAGTTCGCTGCAGCAGTTAGAGCAAGTCAAGCAAATCATACAAAAAAAGTATAGCGAAGATAAGTTTTTGATGTTTGACAACATACGAGACTTTGCAAAGACATCAGCAGAAGTTAAAAGGTTCAAGCCTGACGTGATTATGGATGACTACATACAACTTGTATCTCCAGATTCGCATATTATGGAGCGTAGATTGCAACTTGAAAGACTTGTTAATGACTACAAGTGGCTTGCAAAGCAGATGCGATGCTCAGTTATACTTGCATCCCAGCTTAACAGGGCTATAGAATCACGTCACAAGAATGGTAGGCCACAACTATCAGACCTAGCAGAAAGTGGAGCTATTGAACAAGTAGCAGAGAATGTATTCTTTGTATACTATGATTATAAAATCAATGGTGAAGATGGTAAAGGCAAGAATGTTATTACATTTGTTGCAAAGAAAGTTAGGTATGGTGAGACAGGAGAGTCTGATATGGGCTACAATGGAGACAAGTGTAAGATATTTGATAGCTACGAAGACTTTATTAATTCAATTAAAAGAAAGGAGATGATGGATGCCAAAGAACTCCCATTTTAAATATATAGGAATAGACCCAGGAAAATCTGGAGGCATCACTATGTCCTATAAAAAAGAAGTCAAGACATATAAATGTCCACAAAAAACAGAAGACATGGCTATACTGCTTAGCCTGTTAATAAGTGATACACCTGCAAGCAAAGTTAAGGTTTTGATGGAGCGTGTATGGGCCAGGCCAAACAATGCAGTGAGGGCCGCATTTTCATATGGTGTAAACTATGGACAATGGATGGGTATTATTGCTTGTCATGAGATACCATTACAAACATGCTTACCTAATGATTGGATGAAGTATTTTGGATGCCCAAAAGATTTATCTTATACAGATAGAAAGAAGTGGCTCAAGGATAAAGCTAAATACTTTTATCCAGAACTTAACGTAACACTAATGACTGCAGATTCCATATTGATTGCAGACTTTGCCAGAAATCATTTTTTTAGAAATGAGTGATTGGGGTGATGACATAACGTGCAATATATGCGACAGTGAAATAGAAGAAGATGCAGGGGATGTTGTTGGATACTTTGGCATATCTCCTGTTGCTTTTTGTGTTTGGTGTTACACATCGTTGACAGATATGGTGATACAGATGCAAGGGTTAGATGATATAGACGTACTACAGGAAAGAATTGATAACATTAAAGAAAATGATTGAGGTCTTAGGGCCTGCAGAAATATATAAAGGAGTAAGATATATGCCAGTAACAGAAGAGTTTCAGCAAAAGTTTGACCACGACCTTGAGTTTGGTAGGTTAGGTGAAGACTTTGTCAAAGCATTTCAAGATAAAAACAATAAAGTAGAAGTCAAGACAGAACGAGATATGTGGAAAAAAACAGGAAACATTGCCATTGAAATCAGATGCAGAGGTAAATTATCTGGATTATCAGTTACAGATGCAGAAACATGGATTCATTTGTTGAGCTACAATAACGTCATTGAAGGAGGTTTTATATTCAAGACAAGCTTACTGAAAGAAAAGATTAGAAAGTTGCATAAAGAAGGTAATTTAAAGCTTACAATGGGTGGTGATGATAAGATGTCTCAAATGGCATTGCTGCCAATCAAAGATTTATTTTAATCCATATATATATCGCTAAGGCCTGAGTATTTTTTCATCTTTATTTTTTTATCAAATATATTTTCAATAAGATTGTACTTTGTTTGATAAATCCTTTCTGCCTTCAGTGCTCTTTGTCTTGCTTTTGAGCCACCATTTTTAAGAACATATCTTAATACCTCATCTTTTTTAGATAGGTATCTGCCTTTTATTTGCTCAGACATGTTTAAAGGATTCATGCTATTAATGCTTTGTTTTATTCGAGTATGTGCTTCTTTGATTCTTTTTTCTTTTGTCATCATTGGGTCTTTTGTTAATAAGTCATCATAAACATAATCATATGCTGCCCAATAATTCCTTACTATATCTTCATAATTTCCCAACAATAATTCATTTTTAAGTTTTTTATAGTATATATTTCTTATGTAAGGGCCTCTGTTCATAGGAGTTTCATAAGTTCCTTTATCTATTTCATATTGCTTTACATAATTTTGTACGTCTTTAAATAGGACATAATTCTTGTTTCTTGTCTTATATAGTTTATCAAATTGAGAAAGCAATACAATATTACTTTTTCCTAAATCACTTACAACCTCATAAAGCCCTGCAAGCTTGCCATTTTTTTGCGTTGCTACTTCAATCCCACTTACCAAAGATTTATATGAGTTAGCTATAAGGTCTACTATCGGTGGTGTTAATGAGTTAAAAGCTCCTCCAAACCTTGTGTCAAAGTAAGGACCATATGTAATTCCTGCTTTCTTGTATAGTATTGGATTTATTAAATCTAGTCCTGCTGAAAACATTGCTGCATATTCAGCTTTCCATAAACTAAGCATTACTTTATCTAAATCACTTCCCAAAGATTCTGGGTCTTCTAATTTATATAATTCATCTTTTATTGCATACTGTGCCGCACCACTCAAATATGATGATGATGTATATCTTAACAATGGTGCAAAATTGCCATGAAGTACTGCAGGCTTAACAACATTTCTAACCAAGTTTCCTGTAACAGACGTTGCAATTCTTTGGAATGTAAAAAATGGACCAGTTCTAATTCCACCTACTTCCGTATTGATAAAGTTCATCCACTTTGGTAGGTCTAATACATCCACCCCACCTTGAGTTGATTTATGTCCCCATATCTCAACCTTATCCATAATAAAATTATATTCTTTTATGTTTTCTTTTTTATAAATATCTCCATTTTCAATCTTTTGAATTTCCTCTTGTCTCAATCTCAAAGCATCTTTTAAAAATCTTGCTGCTTCATTTTTATCTGCTTGGCTATAAAAATCAGTTTTGTCTGACAATATTCCCATGTATCTTTCTGCTGAAAGCTTTGATGTTTCAATGGCTATAATTCTATTAATGTTCTCAGCTCTAGTCATGCCACTAAATTGATATACTTTTTCTGTTAAAGATTTGGCCGCCCCAACAGGATTACCAGTTCCAAACTCTTTAGTTACGTAGTCAATGGCTCCTTTTTTAATAGCATTTTCTCTTGCCTTGCTCCACTTTTCACGACTTGCTAGATTTCCTATAGCTCTTACATAATCTTTTGTTCCATGAGTAGCAATAATCATTGCTTGACCTAAGAAAAAGTTTTTCATTCCTGGCTCTATGGCTCCTGAAAGTCCTGCTACAGAAACAAAATTAGAAAGTCTGCTAAGACTTTGAAATGTTTTAGTCCCTTTTACACCAATAACTTCATTAACAACATTGTTTATATAATCAAAATCTTTTTTTTGTTTCTGACCTCTAAGATTTCTTTCTAATACCTTTATTGATTGTTGTAACTCTCCAGACCCCTCTCCTTTGTAAAAATTTCTTAAATATTCTGGAGCATTTTTTGCTATGGTATTAAATTTTGCTGAAGATAAAATATAAGTTCCAAAGACTTCATCAGCTTTTGTTCTCATTGTTTCTAAAACTTTACCGTCTTTGGTCGTCATTATCAAAGGTAATTTGTTGGTTCTTTCTCTTAAATTAGAGGACTCTACATTTGTATCATAAGTAGTATTTTCTCTTTTTACGCCAACTTCAACCTGTAAATCAAGATTATAATATTCTTCTTCTAATTTTTTTGTTTTACGCTCTTTTATTCTTTTTAAATTTCTTTCGTAAAGTTCCTTATACTGTTCTGACTTATTAATTTTATCTCTTAAAGTTTTTGCATCTTTCACTTTTATCTTTAAATCAGTTTCTTTTTCAGACCACTCTTTTAATTTTTTATTTAATAGTTTTTGATGCAACTTTTCATAGTTAACAAATCTATCTAGTTCACTTAAAATATTCTTTCTAACATATTGCGGTATGTAATCTTTTTCTCTTAAATTATCTATTTGCTCCACTAACTCTTTATATTTTTCTGGATTCTTTATTTTTAATACTTTATGCTGAGGTGCATCTAAAACATATTCTTTAAATTTATTGTAAACTAAATCTAAATATTGACGCATACCAACTGCAGCAATATTTTCTGGAGTTCCCTCGCCTCCTTTCTCATAGGCTTTTTTGTAAGGCTCTATGTTCCTATCATATATTTCTTTATACTTAGCCTTCTCTTGCTCAGTCACTTTTTTACGACCCTCGACTACATCAATAATTTCTTTCATATGTTTCTTACTCATCCAGTAAGTTTCTTTTCTAAGATTTTTAGGCAATGGCTTCATGTATTTATTATAATAAGTTGTTCCGCTACCTTTAAATAATTCATTATATACTGATAGTTTGTCTAATTTTTCTTCTACTGTTTTTAATTCTTTTTTTAAAGTTGGATTTTTTTCAGCATATGCCATTTCTGATATTCTGTACAAAGTTCCCATATAATATCTTTTTAGGCCTGTCAAAGCCCTTAACGCTGCTGAGCTTTTCTGAGTTGACTCTTCTCTAAAATCAACATTTTCTATCTCTGGCACATTATTTAAATTAAAATCTTTGATTAAGGACCTAATTCTTTTTGCTGCACGTGCATCTAATTTTGAGATATCGCCATTTTTTTGGCCAATAGCTATTGCAATTTCTTTTATTTGTTTGTCAGTAAAGCCTTTATCTCTTAATTCTTTTTGTATTTGCGTAGGCTGTTTAATATTATTAATGACACTTTCAAGTTTTTCTTTATAATACTCAAGCTTTTCTGATGTAGCTCCACCTGTTTCGTTTTTTATTTCATAAGAAAGTTTATTTTTTTTCAAGCTTAAATTTTCTAATCCAAAAACTTCTAACCTAATGTCCCTAGAGATACCTTCGTATTGTTTTTTACTTAAAGACTTTAACTCTTTTTCTAATGGCTTTATATCCTGCCTGTTTATACGTAGTCTTTCTGCATATTCACCTGACTTTTTAAATTTTTCTTCAGCTATTTTTATTTCTTGTAATTTTTTTGCAGCCTCTATAGCTTTTTGAGTTGCCTGCAAAGGTGTTATTTTTTCAGCCTTTAAAATGTTTTTTTCTATTTGTTGAATTTGTTTTTGGTCTAAAAGATTTGTTTCTAATGCACTTATTTCAGCAGCTTTAGGAGCTTCTCTAATAACTTCATTAAGTCTTGAAGGAACTTCCAACATTGACCGAAACATAAATTCTGCCATATCCTTGCTTACAGTATGCTTTACTCCTGTGTTTACTCGCTTTTGTAGCTTTGAGTCCCAACTTCTTTCTTCAAATGTAATTTCATTATTTTTAAAACCTTTTCCATTTACTATATTTTTAAGTCCATCAATAACTTCATAAAAACTAAAACGACCTTCTTCTTTTATGTCAAACATTTTTTTACTTAAAGGTTTTTTACCTGTTATATGACCGTTTATAGCTGTGTTAAATTTTTTAAGAATTTCTTTATAAATCGCTTGAGCTCTACCTTTTTTAATACCATACATTGAGTCTAATTGTTTTAATGTATTTTGGCCCATAGCAACATCGTTTACGAACTTATTAATTTCAATTTCAACGCCACTTTGTTTATCTTTTATTTTTTGTCCAGCAAAAAAATCTTTCATCATATCTCTAATTTGTCTTGCAGGCTGGACCTTTTTTTGGTTAAGAGGCTTTACAATTTTTTCATACAATCCATGCAGAGCTTGATTTCCATAAATTTCTTTACCATCTACATTTCTAAAAGACCCTTCATTTGCTGGTATTTTGTATTTTTTTTCATTTTTCTTTGAAAGCTGTGAGGTTCTTATGCTTATCGGAACTTCTTTGAAAACACCTTTTTTACTTGTAGGTTTTTGTATGATATTTTTTTTGACATCAAATTGTTCAGGCCTCAATCCCTTTCCTGCTTCAACCTCAACATCTTCTATTATTTTTTTAGTCCATGATTTAACTTGCTTGTCATCAGTCTGTCTTAAACTTTTAGTACCAATCTTTAGTTTATTCATGGTTATAATAAGTCTATTAATTGCTGAATCGTGACTGCCTCGTTTAGTTCCAGGCTCTTGCAAATAAGTACGAATATTCTCTGAAGTTGCATTTTCAAATGTTTTCCCTTTCTTAGCAAGGTATTCAGAAAATTCTTTTAAATGACGTACTTGAGTTTTTGCTGTATTAATTTTAATTCTTGTTGCCCCTTTTGAAGGAACAAATTCAGGATAATGTGTTTGTATTAAATAATCTATAACCTTTGTGCTTTCTAAGTATTTATTTTCTGCTTTGGTCCCTTTTATAGATGCAGGTGCTTTTGACTTTAATAAAGGTGCTAGCTGTTTTCTTCTTGCGAGTATTGGCTGAGACACAATAACTGTTCCCGTTTCCTTACCTATTCCCCGCAACCAACTATTTGTATCAGCTAAGTCTAGTTTTTTATCTAATCTGTCTAATCGGCTTTGAGACTCTATGTTCTCTTTTTGTAAGCTAATATCTTTTCTTTTCTGAGCTAACTTTTGAAGCTCTGCTGTAGGGATATCATAAATGCTAGTTGGTTTGCCTTGAAAAGGTAATTGAGTAATATTTCTTAATGCAAAATCTGATAGCAATTCGTTTCTTGAGTCACCTTTATCTATAAACTCTTTAAACTTATCTCCTAATATTTTATTAATATCAGCAAAATCTTTTTCAGACTTAGATAAAGATTCTTCTGCTTGCCTTGCTTCAAGTATGTTTTCACTTGAATTTAATTTTTTGATTTTATCTCTAATGTTTGCAATTTCTAAATGCATATTGTTTAATAAAACCAGTCCTTGTGCATCTTTTTCAAAATGATTTTTTCCACGAGCATAAGAATCTTGCACATATTCCATGTTTTTTCTTACGCCCTTAGCAAGCTCTACAACCTCTTCAACTAATTCTTCTTGACCTCGTATTTCTTTTTGTAAATCTTTAACAATCTCATCTTTTTTTCTGCTTACTTCATTTCTAGTTTTAGCTTCAAATTCGTTAAGTACATCATCATGAATATTTTTCATTTTGCTTTTAGCATAGCTTCTAATTTTATTTGGCATGATTGCACTTAAAGTACCATAAGGGTCTCCAAAAGCTTTTTTCTTTAACTTTAATGTTCCAAACAATGCTGCATTTTTTGCAAAAGAACGTAAAATTCCATTTTCTCCAAAAAGTCTTACATCCTCACCATTGTATATTTTTTCAATCGTTTCGGCAGTGGTAAAAATACCAGACTCAACAGCAATCATTCCTGGTGCTGTAGCAAGCCTCCAAGCATTCCTGTCTTTTAAACTTAATTTTTTAAACTCATCAGATGTTAATTTTCTGCCTCCAACATTATGCATTTGCATAGCTTTTTTAGACATTAAGCCTGCTGAAACTCCGCCAGTCAATGCACCTAAAACACCGCCATGAATTACTCCTTTTACAGTAGCTGATACAGGGTCAATATTTTCATTGTTTGGATTTTGATTATTAATTTTAGCCCCAACATATCCCATAGCACCTTCATAGAATGCTAGAGGAAAAGCTCCCTCAACCGCACCCAGTCCCATGTTTTGTCCTAACGTCAAACCTCTGTATCCATCCTGTGCAACTTTTTTATTTATATTGTTTCTCATAAATGTTTCTACACCAGGAACTCTTGTTTTTCCTGCTTGCTTAAACCATCTGCCTCTTGCTACACCTCCTCCAAAACGTGCACCAACAGACATTGTTAATGCATCTAGTGGCATTGAAAAAGATACTGCAGATGCTAAGACATCATTGTACCAAGTTGTTTCTTCTTGTGGGCTCGTATCGTAGGTATCTAAGAATTTGCTTTCACCATACAGCATTTTTCTTGTCTGGCCTGTTAAAGACCTTTCGTAAGCAGTTCGCAACAATTCATAGTCAGGCAATAAATCACCAATTGTATCGGTCAGTAAAGCCAATCCACGCATTTTTTCAACATCATCTTGCGTTTTTGGTGTTCTGAAACCTCTTTGCTGGTCTATAGTTTCATTGTAAAATTCTTGAGGAACATTATCTTCATCACGAAGTATACGATATAGAGTTGAGTCATCTACATATTTGTATGATGGATTTCTTCTTCTTTGGTTTTGTATCCAATTAGTTTGTTCTGGAGTAAAGCTGTCATCGTAATAATTACTCTTCATTTAAAAATGATATATAGTTTTTTAATATGTTTTCTGTAAGCCTGTCTGGAACAGAAACTTCTTTTTCTAATATTTTAATAAATTCTTCAACAGTCAAATTTTTATTATCTGCTTCTTTTTCTAATTCTTCTATTTGTTTTTTCAATATAAGTCTGGGGTCATTTTCACTGGGCTTGCCTACCGACGCTCTATATCTATCTAAAGCACCGTAATATAAACTTTGCTCTATTGCATAATCTTTTGTTGCATTGTCAATTTGCTCTTGTGAAGTGTCATCAAAATCTTTATTTTTTTCAAGATTTTTTAATGTTTGTTTTGCATCTGAAAATGTCTTTTGAGTGTCTTGTATAAGACCAAGAATATTGGCAATGTTACCTTTTTCAATCTGAACATTTAAATTATCATAGTTATTTATAGCCCTTGCAGCAATATCTATATTATCAGATGCTAAACCAGTCATTAACATATTATAAGTTTGTTGGTCAATAAAAGGGGTTTCATCATCCATTCCTGCACCTATTGATAAAAATTTTTGTGCTGTAAGATTAAATGACTCAATATTTCCTTTAGTTATAGGGTCGTAATTTATTTTTGTTCCAAACTCATTAACAAAACTCATTCTTTTTTTGCTATAGTTATTAATTTGATTTTTTATATTATTTAATAATTGAGTTTTTTCAGAAGGGTCAATATCAATATTTTTTTGTATGTCCATAAATCTATTAACATCTTTTATAAAAGTATCTTCTGCGTTCACAAAATAATTTCTTTCTAAATTATATTTATCGTTAATTTGTTTTTGCCTGTCAAAATCTTTAACAATAGCGTTATACGACTCTCTTGTTTCTAAATCAGCTCCATTGATTGATGAGCCCATAGCTTCAACAAAATTAGATTTTAATTCATCTATAATACTGTTGTCTAATGTTCTTCTATGTAAAGGTTCTTTGTTTTGACCTGAATCTAAAATACTTGTCATTCTAATTTGCAAAGCATTACTTCGTTCTTTTCTATTAGCCTGTACAGTTTGTGCAATGCCCTGCCCTAAACCCAATATTCTTTCTAGCGTATCTAAAGCAGTGTTTTGCTGTAATCCTACTCTTCTTGGTCTTCTTCCGTTTGCCATTATGCTGGTATGATTTGGTCTAGTAACTCTTGATAGCCATAAATTGTGTCAAGCACATCACCTGTTGCCTGTCCTCTCATTTTCATAATGTCAGACAATATATCTCCATAACCACCACGATATAATCTTTCAGCACCTGATAGTCCTGACTGTCTTGCACCACTGCCTGCAAATCCGCCTGTTTGTGCTTTACCAATTGCAGTTCCAAGCTTTTCAACCAATGACTCTCTTTCAGACTCTTCATAAGGTGAATAGTATTCTGATGTTGTTTTTTCTATCATTTCTGGTGTTAGTGCTTTAACCTCTGCAGCTCTAATTGCTCCTGGACTATCTGGAGTCAAACCTAAAACACTTGATAATCCTGCCGCAAGGCTTTCTGGGTCAAATACATTTATAAAAGGTAGCCCAGATTCCATAGTAAGCTCAGGAGTTCCTGCTTCTGCTCCAAATTGAGGATTAAATTCGTCTATGTCAGGAGCTAATCCATAATAATTTAAAACCCCATCACTTATAAAACCGCCTGGAACTCCCGCAAATGGTAGCTTGTATTTTTCGTCTAAAGCAAATATATTTTCAAGTGCTCCCATAATTTCAGGAGAAATACCGCTGTATTCATAAGTTTTGATATCTGGCAAAAACCCCCCAGAAGTCGTAGGTTCTAACATTAAATCTTGAATTAATTCTTCAACAAATGGGTTATGTCCTGGTACGTGCATTAAAAACCTCCAAATGGATTTCTGAATTGTATTTGATATAGCGGGTCAATAACTGCTTTAGGCTGTAATTGTGAAAATGCAGCTGGGCCCAATATTCGTGCAAGAAGAGGCAAAATAATAGATTCTGTTTCAAATGTTTCTTCTGTAGTTCCTGGAATTAGGCTTTGGAAAAAAGCTTTACCCTCTTCACTAAATTCTCTTCCTAAACCTCTACTTAATGTTTTTACTGGTTTAGTATTAGGATACATATCAATATATTTACTTGATACATCAGGCTGTCTAAATGTTTCAGTAGTTTTTCCTGGAACAAAAATTTCTCCTAAAAGATTTGAAAGTATATCAGCTTGCAATCCAGCATCTTGTTCAGCTTCAATTATATCAATAGATTCATCTATATCTTCGCCTAGACTAGTATTTTTGTACTTCTCTTTTAATTCTTTCAATTCTTTTGTAGCTTTTAATTTATCTTGTCTAAATTTTTCTACACCGCCAGCACCTGCTCCTGCAACTAAACCTGAAACAATTCTTTGTGTCATTCCAGGATTCATAAAACCACCAGTTAAAGTACCAAGAGTTGCTCCTACTAAAGTTCCCAATATATTGGACCCTAATCTGTTTTTTCTTGATTTTCTTTCAGCTTTAGCAATTGCATTATTTATTTCTTCTATAGATTTATTTAGATTTTCATATTTATTAAATATAATGTCTGCTTCTTTTGCGGCATCAGTTGCGGCCCCTAATGGGTCTCCTGAAGCTATCTTTGCTATGTCGTATATTGAGGCCATTTCTCTCCTAGTCTAACTTGTAATTTAATAATAAAAAATTAATTTTCATAATTGAGCTAATTACTGATTTCCTGTGTCAATTGTTAAATTTGATTCCGTAGAATCATTTGCTAATATTTCTAAAACTTTATTGTTTCTTGTTGCAGTACTATTAGTTGCTTTTACATTATAATTAGCAACAATCCAATCTATCCATAGTTCTGTTGTACTTGAGCTTATTGAGCTTGTTTCTAATTCGTTGCCAAAAACACTTAAAAACATTGTATCTCCCTCAATTACACTAGATAAGTTTGTAAAGTCAATATTAATCTTTTCATTGCCATCAACTATCGATGAAGATGTTGTTATATCTTTAACTGCAATCATGCTGCCCACCACCATCTAAATAAAGGTTCTGATACTGAATCTTCCATACCTGTTCCTGATGGAGAAGCTGCATGATACACAATTACTAAATCTTTATCATCTTCACCGTTTAGTGTAACTTCAGGACTTCTAGTCCAAAACCATTTATTACGAATATTTGATTGTGTTCCTGATGATTCTGTAAACATAAAAAATGTTCCTGCTGTTTGTGCTATCGTAGAAGTTAAATTTCCATCTATAATTGTTCCTGTGCTAGTAGTAGAATATGCTGAAGCAACACCATCTGCCGCACCTGTACCACTTGAGCCTGTACCTGTAGCTCTTGATATTCTTGCATTTGAAATACCATTTACATTAGATGCAAAACTTTGACTAGGTGCTG